TTCATTTCATAACTTGGATATAAAACTTTTTCTAATAATTTAACTAATTCGTATTTATACATTTAATACAATATACGAAGGATTTATGAATAAATCAAGCTTTTTTTTCAAAAAGTGACATAACCAATCCATCATACATATCGATATTTCTTTTATCCCAATTTCCTCGTGTGGTTTCTTTACACCATTTTTTAGTATTGTACATTTTTTCTATTTCTTCTTGTACAAATTGTTTTGCTTTTTTACCTTTGACTCTTGCTTTTCCAAATACTTGTTTTCTAGCAGTCATTGGATTTATACTATGAACATCAAATTCAAAGTTCTCTAACATAAAACATAGTATAGCATTAAACTTTGCTAACTTGATAATAACTTGTTGAGATGTTCTTCCACCAGCGAAACCTGATAAATTGTCTTCAATGTTAATATCAGTAACATTATCAATATACTGATTTTCGTGTAAAAATCCAAGAACTTTTTCAACTTTATCTTTTGGTGTTTTCTCTTTTTTGATGTCGATGAATCCCATATCGAGAATCTTCTTATCTTCTGTGAATGCATATCCGACACAAGTTGTCGATGCATCTAATCCTAATGAAACCATTTTATTTCCTTATGTTGGTATTATAACTTTTATAACCACTTCTGAATTATAATCTTTTTTAATTGGTGTACTTAATTTACCTACTGCTACCATATACCCGTTCGCATCATAAATTTGAATAGAATTTGCAAATGTAGTTGGAGATGTTTCACCTTGTTCATCAAAATCCATAGATGAGTTAAAAGATTTAATTATTCCATCACTAGTATTTCTTGTAGAGTTAGTTGAATAATTAAATTCACCACTATTTATTTTTGTAATACAATAAATTAATCTTTCTTCATTTTGATAATTTAAATTTTCTATACATTTATTTGGTCCATTATTTTTTAATACATTTACAAATTTTAGAGCATTATTATATTCCTTATCACTTTTATTACCACCATTCATATCTAGACCATTATCTGCAATAGCCGTTGTGTTAAAATTAACTGATAAATCATCATCTTTACCATTGAAGAAATTTACTAACATTTCATTGAAAACCCATACTCCTAAATCTGGATAAAAATGACCATATGAAGCAGAAACCGGTGGATTTATTGTAGATGCATTATTTGTATCCGTCCCTTCAACAATATTATACCTACTTAATCCATTTGTTTGTAAAGTGCCTCCAGGATTAAATTCAAAATCACTAACAAATGATTTAGAAATTCCACCCCCAGCTGCATTAGAACCACTCAATGTTATTTTCCAATCAGGACGACCTTTTTTATCTAGTAAAGAGTCACCTTTTTTTAATGATGATAATATATATATGAATTTATCAGGAT